TCATCTAATTTATATGTTTCTTCTGAATCAAATACACAGTCAACGCAATTTTCAATAATTTTAAAAATTCCCTCTACATCATTTTCGTTTAGTTCTCCTTGTAGTTCATTCATCATTTCTACTTTAGGATAACGCATTATTAGACCAACATCTTCTGTTAGTTTAATTTCGTTTTTGTGTCCTTCCCCTCTTTTAATTTCTACTTTATCGAGAGGAATGTTAAATTGATTAACAGCTTCACAGTTTGGACATCCAAATCCAATTTGGGATACTTCACCAACTGATTTTGCTCTAAGGTTTAAAAAAATGTATTCCATGTCAAACATTGGTAATTGGTCCACATCAAGTTCTTGTGAAACACAATTATTAATAATTTGTTTGGTTGCATTTACCATATCACGTTCTTCATTGGATTCCATTGCCATTAAAAGTATTTTTTCTTCTTTGACTAGGAATGGTCTATAATTTAAAGTTTGTCCCGTTGATTCTAATGTTAGCTCATAAGTAGGACTTACTAACTTTGGTAATGCCATAATATAATGCTCCTTTATCTCATCATTGATGCAGTATTACCTTTAAATGCATACTGATCGTATGTTAATGTTACTGAGAAGGTTTGTAATCCTTCATTGTCATGATTTAGTGTTATTTCACTTAAGCTTACTGGATAAGCATCCTTTATTTCTACTGTTCCAATTCTTTTATTGTCATGTTCTCCTGGGGTATTTCTTGTTCTTCCTCCTCCCAAGTCTGTGTTGATGCTACTGTTATATCCATGTTTTCCATGTGATAATATGTGGACGTTTATTGTTGATATATAATCTTTATGCCAACCAATAGTATGAGTTCCACTATCTTCTACAATATTTAGCCATGCTTCAAAGAACTTTCTTTCTAACATTTTATTATTAGTAATCATGAATTCTAATTCTAGGTCTCCATGTGATGATTCATATGGAAATTTTCCAATAGGACCATAAGCAGACCAATCAGAAGTTGATATGTCTTTGGATGGAATTGAAGCAGCACGACATAAGAATCTCATTTCTTTCCATACTTCAGTAAATGATCCCCAGGTTCCATATCCCTCAAGCATCATTCCGCCTAGTAGTGCTGAGAACTTTTTGGATATTTTATTGTTTCCTAGCCAACCAGGGGCAATCATTACGTCAAAAATATTTCCGTGATTGATACCGTTTGATTTATCCAAAGTTGCTCTGAAACCGTCTATGTCGAAATTCATTATGCTTCCTCCCAAACTCTTTTTCGTCTTGCTTTTTTGAATCTATCTGCTGGCATCCATACTGCCAAGTCCCAATCCTCAACTAATAAATTTAAAAATCTGCTTCTAACGTTAGTAGTCAGATAACTTTTGATACATTTTTTCAATTCATTTAGGGATAACCTTCTTTGGACCCTATCCCATGTTATATTTATTCTTGTTCTATCTGACATTCTATTATCTGTTAAGTATTCTTTTAGAATGTCTAGTACATCTGCTCTAACACTTGGTCTTAAGTAGTGTAAATTGAATCCCTTAAATCCTGTTCTATTATATTCTAGTGGTATTACGAGAGGGAAGGTATCATAGAAACTTAGTGATTCTTTCAATTTTGGATCATATTGAAACATATACATTCTTCCAAGCATAGGACGATTAACCAACCTATCAGTATCTTGTAGAAATCTTTCTGGAGTTACCCTAAGTAATTGAGCTTGTTCTTGTAACCACTCCTCTGAGAGTTGTTGTCTATTATTAGCTCTATTTCTTATTATTTGAAAAGGTGTATTCATGAACGAAACCTCTTTAGACTATTATCGGTTAATACTTCAAAAGACCATCCTAGTTTTTCACAGAATGCTTTTGCGGCTTTCCATTTATTGTTGTTGATTTCTATTTCTGCCATTTCTCGTAAAAACTTTTTTGTTATTCTCTTTGGTGTTTTTCTTTTTTCAAATAAGCTCTTAGGTTTTATTTCAAAAACATATTGCTTGATGCCATTTTTAGTTTGGAGTTTAGCATAGAAGTCTGGATAATACCTATGTCTTTTTCTATCAACAGTAGAGTAGTATGGTATTACTATTTCTTCACTTGCCCACTCTAGTACTGCTGGATTTTTATCAAACAAGATCATAAATCTTTTTTCTAGACCTGATCTGTGATATATCCTAGAGTGGTCTCCTTTATATTTATAAATATTCTTAGGCACAAATCTGCCTTTATGGTACTTCATAAATATATTTATAAAAGGAGGAATTCTATGTTTTTGCAATTGCCTTTGTTATTGATTACTGCTGAGGAGCCAGAAGTTGAAACTGAAGATGGAAAACCAACAGCAGATGATGCTAAGAAAGCTCTGGAGAAATTGGATGAGTTGGCTAGAAATTTAGAACGTAATCGTCAAACCAGATTGGGGTTAAAGATTAATGAAAGTTATGGCTCCAAACTCTATGTGGCACCTAATGCAGAAGCTTCTGATTCTAATCGCTTGAGGATAAGTATTAAACAATCACAAAACAATGATAATGATAATACTCGTAATCAATTATTGACTGGTGATATGAAATTTAAGGAGCATTTTGAAAACATATTAGCACCACCACCACCAGAAAAATCTATCGGTTCTATATATTTGCCTGCTCCTGAACTTTCAACAACTAGTTCATTTTCATGGGAACAAGATCAAAATAAGGCAGTTGAGAAGTTACGAGAGATTACTTCAGCAGTTGATGCAGTTACTCAAAGTGGGGGTGTAACACAAGTACTTGGTAGTCTTGTTGCAACTATGGCAAAGGATAATGATGATTTAATAACACAAACCTTATTTGCAAATAATAGAATTGCTTTTAATGAACCAGTACAGCAATATTTTAGAGGACTGGATGTTAGAACTTTTGATTTTGATTGGAAATTTATTCCAAAGGATTTGCAAGAATGGAAAACAATTAAAGGTATTATAGAAACACTTAATAAACATGCTCATCCGGAAATTGTAAATAATTACAATTCTAAATTTTATAATTATCCTGCAGAGTTTATTTTGGAATTTCAACATAAAGGAAGATTAAATAAGAATTTACCTAAAATTGGAAGATGTGTTTGTGCTAGTGTAGAAGTTGGATATTCCTCAAACAGAATGGTGACTCATGATAATGGAGAACCGGTCGAGATTGACTTGTCCTTATCATTTGTTGAGATGGAAAAATTAGATAGTAGTCTTTTTGGTGGTCAAGACCATAGTTATTAAGGAGAAATTATGTTTCAATATTATCCTAAAATAAATTATAAGTTAAATAATAAGACTTATCCTGTAGTTGATGTCTTGAAAAGGGTTAGGATTAAACCTAGTTCTTTAGGGCCATTGAGTTTGGAACAAGATATAATTGATACAAATATGAGACCGGATACTGTATCTTCTATGCTCTATTCTACTTCTTTTTATGATTGGACAGTTCTACATTCTTCAGGAATAAAGAATCCTTCTAGTGATTGGGTTATTAATTCTCAAGTATTTAATTCTTATATTCAGCAAAAATATCCAGATGAGGTTATTATTCTAGATGATGATTATAATAGTAAGCAAAATTTAGTTACACAAATAGAACAGGTCCAAAGGGATTCTTCGAGTAAATTAAAAATAGAATTATTTACAAATAATTTGCTTAAGTTTTATGATGATAGAACATCTGTGGAAAATGAATTAATTAATTCATTTTGGGGTAATGATAAGTTATCTACTATTTTATCTTTTCTTGATTATATGCATGATGATTTTTCTGATTATTTGCAGGACCTTATAGATGATATTGAGACTGCATATGCCGGGATTACCAATGGTAATATCGTATTTTTTATTAGAGAAATAAAAAGATTTAGGGATTATTTAATTATAGAGGCAGCCAGTTTTCAAAATTATTATGGCCAGGCTGGCTTTTTTATTCCAAATGAAAAGATCAAGGGTGCAGATTCGGGAGCTACAGCTATAGTTAAGCATTTTAATGTTAATACATTAGAGCTATTTATAAAGTCGAGAAATGGTACCTTTGTTGATGGAGAGAGGATATTGGGAGAACAATCATTTTCTATGTTTAATTATAAAGATGATACATTGAAAGATGAGTATTTGGGATCATATAATGCTACATCAGCAGAAGCTGTTTCAGAATTAAATTACTATTCTTTTGAGTTTGATCCTATAATGTTAATGAATGTTGGAGATAAATGTGTATTTGGTAATAATGAATTTTTTCATATAGAGACTTTACATGGAAGTTCAAATAGAAAATTGAAGTACAATAACATTACATTACTTCCACAAGTAGGAGAAATATTTGTTAATACAAACACCAATACTAATGGTAAAATAGTAGAAAATGGAACTATGCATTATTTGGATTATGATAGTGTTTCATATTCTATTTCTGATACAGTTATTATATCTGATATAGTAGTAGCTGATGATCCTCAACAAAATATAACTGATTTTGATAGTCATATTGTTTCTTATGGTGCTATAAGTAGGGATAATA